AGGTGTTTTAGATGACCCAACAGAAATAGGCACAAGAGAAAAACTATTAGCATCACAACAAATACTTGACAGAGTTGGTTTATCTAAAGTAGAAAAAATAAATGTAGAAACTAACAAACCTGTTGGTTTATTTGTTTTACCTGCAAAGAAAGAAGAGGATGAATCACTACAATAGTTTAAAAGGACCAACTGTCCCTTGGGGATATAAACAGTCTGATAAAAATAGTTATATTTTAGAACCTATTGAAGAGCAGTTGGACGCTCTGGAACAGGCAGAACAATATTTAAAACAATCATCTTACAAAGAAGTAGCTAGATGGTTAACAGATTATACAGGAAGAAAGATTACTTCTATGGGTCTGTGGAAACGTGTAAAGAAAGACAGAGCCAACAGAAGAAGAGATGGTCAACAAAAACGCTATACCTCCTCGTACGAAGCTGAAAGCAACGTCGAAGTCTAAAAACAAACGAGGAATAAAAGTTAGGTCTGCTAAGATGAAGTTGCGTCATACGCAACGACAGTTGCAAAATCTAACAAAAGATGATATAATTCAGGATGAAGCATATTTTAAACCAGATGCTACATCAACAAGTGAGCAACCGGAACAGGAAATATTATTTAAACCTAATCCCGGTCCACAAACAGAATTTTTAGCTGCACCTGAAAGAGAAGTATTATATGGTGGGGCAGCTGGAGGGGGCAAGACTTATAGTTTAATTATTGACCCTTTACGTTATTGTGGTAACGGTGCAACAAATGCATTGATACTTAGACGTACAAATGATGAACTAAGAGAGATTATACATAAATCTCAAGAAATATATCCAAGGGCTTTTCCGGGTGCTAAATGGCAAGAACGAAAAAGTCAATGGACGTTCCCTTCGGGGGCACGTGTATGGATGACTTATTTGGAGCAAGAAAAAGATGTTTTACGTTATCAAGGTCAGGCTTTTACATATATTGGTTTTGATGAATTAACGCAGTATCCGACACCTTATGCTTGGGATTATTTACGCTCACGTCTTAGAACGGCAGATGCCTCGTTACCAGTCTACATGCGAGGCACAACAAACCCCGGAGGTCCGGGACACAGTTGGGTTAAAAAAATGTTTATTGACCCCTCTGTACCTAATAAAGCATTTTGGGCAACAGATATTTCAACGGGTGACACACTTAGATACCCAAAAGCCCATAGCAAAGCAGGAATGCCCCTTTTTAAAAGAAGGTTCATACCGGCAAAACTACTTGATAATCCATACTTGTATAACGCAGGGGATTATGAAGCCATGTTGCTCTCTTTACCAGAGACGCAACGTAAACAGTTATTAGAAGGGAGTTGGGATGTTGCAGAAGGTGCAGCGTTTGCTGAGTTTAATAGGAAATTCCATGTGGTGGACGATTATGCAATTCCAGCTAGTTGGAGAAGGTTTCGTTCATGCGATTACGGCTATTCTTCGTACAGTGGAGTATTATGGTTTGCAGTTAATCCGGCTAATGAGCAGCTTATTGTATACCGTGAGTTATACGTGTCTAAGTATACCGCGAAAGATTTGGCGTATCTTGTCTTGGAGAAAGAAATAGATGATGGGCAGATTAGCTATGGTGTATTGGATAGCTCTTGCTGGCATAAACGAGGAGATACAGGACCGTCATTAGCAGAACAAATGATTGCTACTGGTTGTCGATGGCGACCTTCTGACAGAAGCAGAGGGTCACGTGTTGCAGGTAAAAACGAAATACATAGACGCCTGCAAGTAGATGAAGAGACAGAAGAAGCAGGTCTCGTAATATTTAGTTCGTGCACTAATTTAATTGCACAACTACCAACATTACCTCTTGATAAAACAAATAAAGAGGATGTTGATACAAAAGCAGAAGACCATTTATATGACTCTTTACGTTATGGAGTCATGTCAAGACCAAGGTCACAATCAATATTTGATTATAACCCTGAGAAGACAATGCAAAAATGGCAACCTGCAGATAACATATTTGGATATTAATTATGGCAGAAGAAGATGAAAATATTGAATCTATGGTGTTTGAACCAAAGTCCCCAAAAGAAGAATTAGCAGCTTATGTAAAAGAAAAATTTGATTCAGCTGAAGATTCTAGACGATATGATGAAGAGCGTTGGTTAAATGCTTATAGACAATATAGAGGTCTTTACAGTACAGACATGCAGTTTACTGAAACTGAAAGGTCTAAAGTATTTATTAAAATAACTAAAACAAAAGTTCTTGCAGCATACGGACAAATAATTGATGTATTGTTTGCAGGACAACGATTTCCTCTAGGAGTCGACCCGACAAGGATACCTGATGGTGTTACAGAAGCTGTACATTTTGACCCTAAAGACCCTGAAAATGCCATGGAAGAATTACAAAATGTTTATGGTTTTCCGGGAGATGGTAAACAACTAGCCCCCGGTGCAACAAAACAATCTCTTGAACAAGAAATGCAATTAGGAGCTTTTGAAGATACATTAGAACCTATACAAGATAAAATAAATATGGGAGTTGGTAAAACACCAACAGCTCAAACTTTTTATCCTGCACAAAAAGCAGCTAAGAGAATGGAAAAGAAAATACTTGACCAACTAGAAGAATCAAGTGCGTCTAAACATTTACGTAATGTAGCATTTGAAATGGCTCTTTTTGGTACAGGAATATTAAAAGGACCTTTTGCTTTTGATAAAGAATTAGCTAATTGGGATGAAGAAGGTACTTACAGCCCTGAAAGTAAAACAGTTCCTAAAGTTGAAGCTGTTTCAATATGGAATTTTTATCCTGACTATGATGCAAATAACATGTCAGAGGTTGAATATGTTATACAACGTCATAAGATGAGCCATTCTGAATTACGTAATTTAAAAAGACGACCTTATTTTAATACAGATGCAATTAATGAATGTATTGAAATGGGATATAATTATACTCGTAAATGGTGGGAAACAGACTTACGAGATAATGAAACACAATATGATGTTGACAGATTTGAAATACTAGAATTTTGGGGTAACATAGATAAAAGTTTAGCAGAAGAAGCTGGACTTGACGTACCAAACGAATTACAAGATGTTGACACATTACAAGTAAATATTTGGGTATGTAACAATCAAATACTACGCATGGTTATAAATCCTTTTAGCCCAAAAAGAATACCTTACTTTGCTACACCTTATGAAACAAATCCATACTCATTCTTTGGTGTAGGACTTGCTGAAAATATGACAGACTCACAAACACTTATGAATGGCTTTATGAGAATGGCTGTTGATAATGCTGTATTATCAGGCAACCTAGTGTTTGAAATAGATGAAACTAATTTAGTTCCGGGACAAGACTTACAGGTATATCCCGGCAAAGTATTTAGAAGACAAGGTGGAGCACCCGGTCAAGCTCTGTTCGGAACTAAATACCCTAACGTCAGCCAAGAGAATATGATGATGTTTGACAAAGCACGTGTGTTAGCAGATGATGCCACAGGCATACCATCTTACTCACATGGACAAACAGGCGTAGCAGGTACAGGAAGAACAGCAGCTGGTATAAGTATGTTGATGGGTGCGGCACAGCTATCTATAAAAAGTGTAGTAAAAAATTTAGATGACTATTTATTACAACCTTTAGGTGAAGCACTGTTTGCATTTAACATGCAGTTTGATTTTGACCCTGAAGCACGTGGAGATTTAGAAGTTAAAGCACGTGGCACAGAAAGTTTAATGAAAAATGAAGTTAGAAGCCAAAGACTATTACAATTATTACAAATTGGTAATAACCCTGCTGTAGCACCATATCTAAAAATACCAGTTATATTAAGAGAACTAGGTGCAGCTATGGATTTAGATGCTGAAAAGTTAATTAATGATGAACGTGAAGCATTTATACAAGCAGAAATAATTAAAGCTGCAGGTGGTCTTAAAGATGATGATGGTGGTGGCGAACAAGGAGGAGCACAAGGAATAAATCCTGCTGACCCATCAGGTGGTGGTGGAGGTAACATGGGTGTTGGACAAGCACCTATTCCGGGCGAACAAGGATTTAGTGCACCGAAGACACAAGCTGAACCACAAGCTGCACAAGGATTAGAACAGCTACTTGGCGGAACACAATGATAGTAGATGTTGCACGCAAGCTAGCGTCATTTGTAAATGTAAAAAAGAATATGGACTCATTAGAAATATATATGGAGTCCCGTATAGAAGATATGCACAAGGTGTTAGAACAGACAGAAGATATTAGAGAAGTTCACATGGCACAAGGTGCAATTAGAGAGTTAAAAAGATTAAAGACTCTACGAGACGAAGTATTAGCTAATGGAAAAAAGTAGTTTACCATCTTGGTTGTTAAGGGCACTTAATCCCAATACACCAATGACTGATGATAATGAAACTATAAAAACCATTGATGTAGAAATAGATGGAAAAATATATTTAGTTCCAACTATTAGAATGAATGATAAAGGTGAACTTTATAAATTAACTGATAAAGAAGCAGTAGATAAAGCCAAAGAGTTGGGTGATGGACTATTAGTACCAGAAGGTAGAAATGCTACAGAATTTTCAAAAGCATTAAGTGATGCCATACCACAAAGAAAAGCCAAAGGAGGAGCAATAATGGCAACAAGAGCACAAAGAGGGCAAGCAACATTGCCAATGACAGAAGCAACAGCACCACCACAAGGAGGTGGACCAAAAGCAGGTAATCCAGCAGCATTAATGCCTCCTCCTGAAGTACCAAAAATTGCAAAAATTAATCCGGGAGAAGACCCAAGAGATGTTGCTTTACAACAAGTATTAACACAAAGTCAAAAGGAAGAAGCAGCACAAGATATGAATACAGGACAAACACCTGTAACTCCTGCTCCAAATGAACCTGCATTACAAGTTGCTCAAGGTTTAGCTGCTCCTGCTCCTGAAATGAATCAACCAGTTCCTATGAAACGTGGAGGTACAAAAGAAGATAAAGATGGTATGTCTGTTATTATAGGACTTGGTAGCTCTCCTATGCCAGCTTATGAAGAAGCTTCTATGGGCACACCAAAAGACCCACCTCCGGGAGCAACAGCAGATGAAGTAGCTGATGACCAACATGTCTTAATGAGTGAAGGTGAATTAGTTGTTCCTGCTAATGTTGTACGATATCATGGACTTGGTACATATGAAGGATTAAGACGAGAAGCCCTTATGGGATTAGCAGAGATGGAAGATGCTGGACAAATTAATTATGATACAGGAATTAAAAAAGCACAAAGAGGTTTAGCTAGCCTTGTTCAACCTTTAGCCGCAGGTGCGGGAAAAGCTTTTAGTGATGCAGCCTCTTCTAAGTTTGTTAGAACAGGATTACAGAATCAAGCAAAGTCTTTAGTAGAACCTATGCCTATGCCTATGCCGGGATTTGGCTTTCCTCCTTTTTATGGAATGCCTCCATATTATGGCATGCCTCCCTATATGCCTGTTACTGACCCACGACAACCTGTTGTTGCTCCTAATGTAGGAGAGTATAGAGATATCATTAATCCTCCTGAAGAAACTCCAGACCCAGTTGAGCCTCCAAAACCTGTCGATACAACTCCAGCTAAGCTAGTTGAAGATGTACGTGAAGACCCTAGAGATGACGCTACATCTTTTGAAAGTATGCAACAAAGCGAAAATCAAAGAGTTCAAGGATATCAAACAGCTATTAAAAGAGCTATGGAACAAGGTAATTTTAGAAAGCCTAGTGATGCTATTCAATTTATTAAAGATGGTAATTATGAAGTAATGGGACAAAAAGTTTCTGGAGATTTTTTCTTTCCTGATATTAAACTTGCTAATCAAAGTAGAAACCAACTTGAATTTATACCTTATGGGTTAGAACAAGCTGCTGCTGATGTAGCTGCAGAAATAGAAAAAAACGCAGAGAGAGGTCAAGGCATTGATGTAACTAAAATAGGAACATCTAATCCTTTTATTGAACAAGGAATAGTTAAGCCTAAGCTAGTAAGCACTGTTGACCCTACAGATGATGAAAGCACTGATGATGATGGTGGTGAAGATGCTCCATTTCCACCTTCTCCATCACCTGACCCTGATAGACCTAGTGGAGGAACACCGATAGGAGGAATAAGTATTTCTCCTGAACCTGAACCTGAAGGACCGGGAGTTGCAGGAGACCCCGGAACTATTGTAACCCCTTCACCAAGCCCTATTGCTCCTCCTCCTCCAAAACCTACTCCTATTGCTCCTCCTCCTCCAAAACCTACTCCTCCTAAAGAGGATAGACCTCCTACACAAGGAACTCCAATAGGTGGCATAAATATATCATCAGAACCTGAGCCGGAAGGACCGGGAGTTGCGGGAGACCCCGGAACTGTTGTCGCTTCATCTCCTCCTAAACAAGAAAAAGAAGAAAAAGAGGATAAAGGTGGTAGATGTGTTATTGCAACACATGGTGTAGCTAATGGTGGCTTTAGTCCAATGGAAAAAGCTAAAGCAGAGATATGGTGCGAAAGAACATATCATGGTAAATGGTATGGCGAAGCATTTAGACGAGGTTATAGATACTTGGCAAGCAAACATGTTGAGCAAGATACTGCGTCACAATTTTATCAAGAGTTTAAAGACTTTGTCGCTTTTGGCAGAGGACTTAAAAAGGGTTTAAAACTGAGATTAAATTACTACTTTAGAACTGTACAGTTTTTTATTACTGGACTTTTTGTTTCTAAAGACATATAATACTTTCACGACTTAGGTCGTACTTTGGCTACCCATCACCCCTAACAGGCAACTGGTGGCTCTAAAGAGGAGAAGACTATGGCTGAACAAGCTGTTAAAAAAGAAATAGTAAAAAAACCTATTAAATATAAACGTAATGATAACTCTGAAGAAGAGAATTTAAAATCATTAGTCGCTGAAAGAGATGCGGCATTGCAACAGGAAGAAGAAGAAAAGAAAGATGTTGAAGAAACAGAATCTTTAAATCCTGAAGAAAAAACATTTAAAAAGAGATATGGCGATTTACGCAGATACTCTCAACAAAAAGAAGAAGAGTATAAAAAAGAGATACTTAAACTAAAAGAACAAGTTGCAGGCACAGTTAATAAAGAAATTAAAATGCCTAAATCTGAAGAAGAATTAGCGGCTTGGTCATCAAAGTATCCCGATGTTGCAAAAGTTATAGAAACTATTGCAACTAAAAAAGCAAAAGAATTAGATTCTTCATTAGAAGAACGTATGAAAATTATAGCTGAAAAAGAAGCACATGCAGATAGAGCTAGAGCAGAAGTAGAACTTATGTCATCTCATCCTGATTTTGATGAGATTAGAAATGACCAAAAGTTTCATGATTGGGTTGAAACACAACCTAATTTAATAAAACAAGCACTATATGAAAACGATAGTGATGCAAAAGCTGCTGCAAGAGCGATTGATTTATATAAAGCTGATATGGGTATGACCCAAACTAAAAAGACTTTTAGTAATAAAGACGCGGCAAAAGCTGTATCAAAAGGAACTTCTACAAATCCTGCACCTACTAAAGAAAAGCAATCAAATCAATTTAAAGAATCGCAAGTTGCTAAGATGACAGCTCAACAGTTTGAAAAAAATGAGGAAGCAATTATGTCTGCAATAAGGTCAGGAGACTTTATTTATGACGTAAGTAGACCTGCTACTTAATTTTTTTCTTTGCAAATGTAGAAAAATGTGGTAAAATATAGTATCACAATAGACCTCGTTCATTGAACGACTACTCTTACCCTACATAAAAACGATTTTAGACTCTGAGAAACTACCCAGTTTTGTTCAGCCCCTTTCGGATACCTGTACGTCTGGTCTTTCATATGTGTTCAGAAATTGTAGTATTATAGCCCGAGGAGAAATATTATGGCTTTTAAAACTGCTGCTGGATACGGGAATCTACCTAATGGTAATTTCAGTCCAATTATTTATTCCCAGAAAGTTCAGCAGGCTTTCCGCAAATCTTCCGTAGCTGAATCAATTACTAATAGTGATTACTTCGGAGAAATTGCAAATTTTGGTGATACTGTTAAGATTATTAAAGAACCAGAAATCACCGTGAAGGAATACGCCCGTGGCGTAAACATTCAACCACAAGACCTCGACGACGAAGATTTTTCTCTTGTCGTTGACAAAGCAAATTATTTTGCATTTAAAATAGATGATATCGAAGAAGCACATAGTCATGTAAACTTTGAGTCTTCC